GTGAGAGTGACAACTACTTCGTCTCCTTGAATAAGTGCGTTTTGTACATCGACCCCGAAGGTCTGGAGGACACCAGCTGTGGTGTCCACGATTTGAGCGCGACCACCTGCGGCGCGAGCGATAATGTTTCCCATCAGCGATACCACTGTTTGTTACTATTATCTATACCATAATTGACAAGCAACAATTCCTTACGCTTGTCCTGATCAGCACCATAAGTGCCTGTTGATCGCATCGTATAGGTCAGATCCCACTGCAATTTACTCCAGTTGGGATAGAGTGCTTCGACTTCAGGGGAGCTGTTATATGTGATCATAGTCATCCCTTGGAAGTCTCTGTTCAAGAAATCTGCCATACGTTGATGATCAAATGCCTTGTGGATATCTCCTTTCTTACCATAGAGATTATCTTTGATAAGATACGGAGGATCTAAGAAGTTAAATGCTGCTTCTTCGTCAAGAACTCTTTGATAGTCATCGTTCCTGATTTCCCAGTTACGAATAAGCTGATGATAGTAAGGCAGAGAGTTGATACCACTCTCGTTAAAATTGCTTTGTGATGCTTGAGCAGAGAAAGAACTACTCTCACTCAGACCAGAGAAGGAACACTTATTACAGATGTAAAAATAGTATGCCATCTCATAGAGACTGATGTCATCAGAGTTCAAACGTTCCTTTGCCAAAAGGAAAGCATCCTTGTGAGCTTTGATAACGTCATCTTTGCTCTCGTAGTCAGACAGCGTTGCCTTCGTCTGGAAGAGGTGCTGTGAGAGTTTCGGACCTTCATCACGCAGAATCATCCAGAAGGCATACAAAGGCGTATAGAGGTCATTGATGGTGATCTGGAGGTCGGGGCGTGCCTTCTGCAATGCAATCGCCATAGAACCACCACCAATGAATGGTTCCACATAGCGGCAGTACCGCTCAGGAATATATTCAAGCAGAATCTTAGTGGCACGACTCTTGCCGCCAGGATACCGCAATGGTGTTTTGTACTTTTTCATATCAAAGGTACCAAGAGGTTTGGTGGGAGGGTGTACTTGGTAGGGTCATCAAATAAATCATACCCTATACTAGCACGGATTCCTTCATAGGGTACAGATCGAACCTTATGCATCAAATGCCCAGGTCCGAAATACTGCTGCCCTTGCTTGTTATTCACCACAAGCTTTGTGGGCATAAGATCTAGTTCGAGAGCATTGTCAGCGTGTTTGTTCCAATGCTCCATCTGTTCCTGAGTAGGTTTAACAGATGAAAATACAGTCTCTGTTGGTTTATCGCTAAGGTGAACGAACCCGTGTTGAGCTGCGTAATAGTGGCAATGCCATCCCAAAGAGTTTTTACCAAGCTCACCCGATCGATGAACGTTCAACCAAGCGTGAATCCATAGAGGACCAGATGGCATATTCTCACGAACATTTTTAAACAACTGACTCCACAGACTGTAATACTCAGGAAATGGAGATGTCAAATTGATTAAATTGTACGTATTCTTAGATAACGTAGCATCACATTCCTGACCAGATGGTGCAGTAGGAGGAATCAACTGATTCCAAATCTGATAGGCAGTTCTAGTTTCTTCTAGAATTTTATGCCAATCACATTCTAAAGTAAAGAACTTCATAGGACAGGAATCGGTACCAGCTTTGTGTTAAAGAAATCATTGCGACGTTCAAAGACTGGATATGCTTGACACACTCCAAGTTCAGAGCTGCAATCAGGCATCGGTGTCCAGTTCAAGTCATCAATAATATCATAACCAATACTGACACGGAAACCATCAAAGGGTTCTGCAGTGACCTTATGCATAATTGGTCCAGGTCCAAGATATTGAAGTCCCTGTTTATTAGGGATGTCCAAAGCTTGCTCTTCTTGATCCAGTGGATGTTGCGAGCGATCCTCTGCTGTATAGTACCACTCTGTGTATTTGTCAGTCTCTTTGTTGTTTTTTGGGACTACGTTTGAGAATACAGTAGTGGTAGGTTTGTCGCTGAGGTGGATAAAACCGTGATACTTGCAGTAGTAATGATTGTGCCAACCCATTGACATTTCACCCAGGTCTTCATACCTGTGCACATTCATCCAAGCGTGGATCCACAGAGGTTTAGTTTCCAATCCAGGATGCGAACGGATGTTTTTAAACGTTTGCTGCCACAACTGAAAAAAGTTAGGCATCGTGGAAGACAGAGTAATGATGCTGTATGCATTCTTACTCATCGACATATCCCACGAGTCAGCTGTGCCGTGCATTGTTTCAGCAGCTTTGGGTTCAATGAAACTTTTCCAGAACCCATAGCACGTACGTGCCTCAGTCAGTAGACCTTTCCAATCACAGTCTACTTCGTAGAACTTGATCTCATCCAGAAGATTATTCTTATATGTCCTACGTACAATTACATCATCAGGATTCATCATTTGAACTGACACTCCACCATAATTTGAGTCATACAAGCAAGCAGATTGATCTCCTGGTCAGCAACAAAAGCAGTCTTGTACTGATACTCAGCAATAATAAGAACCAATTGCGGCACAGATTGTCCGACAAGAGATGTTGAGACAGCATCATAAACTTTACGGAGAATGACATTAGGATCATTGTCCAGGTTCTCAACAACCCACTGACGGACAGTGTTGAACTCTTTGTTCTTCAAAGCTTTGATCAGAGAGTCAACGTCCAAGTCCGCAATGTCTGCCAGAATTCCACTATCTATCTGACCGCTGACGGAGTGACGCTGCAGTTCATTCAGACAACGCCGCCAGTCAGGGAAGTGCTTCTGTACCAGTTTGACCAGAACTTTATCTTCAGCAGACACACCATTCTCTTTGAGAATATGCTTCACGCGACCAAAGAACTGCTCCATCAACTTCATCTTCTCTTCTTTCTTGAAAGAGAAATCGAAGTTAGAACAGCGAGACTGCAGCGGTTGAATAATCTTATTCTTGTAGTTACAAGTAAAGATAAACCGACAGTTGTTTTGATACTCCTCAATGGCAGCACGAAGCTGTGACTGCACATCAGGTGTCATATTATCTGCTTCGTCAATAATGACGCACTTGTGCTTGCTACCAGTCAGCGACACCGTGGACGCAAAAGTCTTAACTCTGGTACGAACGGTATCGAGGTATCGTCCTTCATCGCTACCGTTAATAACAATGGAGCTAACACCCAGCTCAGCACACAGAGCGCGAGCAATCGTCGTTTTACCCACACCAGCAGGACCCGAAAGGAGAAGGTTGGGGAACTCTCCTGCATCTACAAACTCCTGAAAGGACTTCTTCAATCCACTAGGAAGTATACAGTCCTGAACGCTCTGAGGACGGTACTCCTCTACCCAAAGAAACTTACTCATAATATTTAGTGAAAATTGTGGAGGTTATGCCAAACAGATTGCACAGACATATGCCCGTGAAAATACCCTGCTACGATGACACAAAGGGTGGCGGCAATCACACCCAGGAACATCATAACAGGGATTAGAGGGTTCTTCACGGCTCAAGGGCGATGAAATAAGTCAGATCAAATTCAGAAAACTTCCACTCAGAAATCATACGGGACGACACACTAACTTCATAAGTCTTATCACCCCAGTTGTCTGACGGCATACCAAACAACTTCAAATTCTCCACCTTAAAGTCCAGGGTATATTCGTCGTCGGCATTACCACTGACAACTTGGTCATAGGTGTTGCTGGTGTCATCTTCTTTGTCCCTGGTTTGAAGAGTGACAGTATCTTGCTCGCTCCGTACAGTGAAATCAGGCAAACCGTAAACAGCGGCAGCTTTAGAAAGAGATTTAAGATTGGCATTGCTAACTTCAAAGTTGATGTTGCCACCAGGAAACTTGATCTCACGATCTGGAGCATTGCGCATCGTGATCTCAGGGTTGCTGAAGTAATACTTCGAGCGACGACCACGGTTGGAGTCACGGATAGTGACGTAGTTTGCATTATCAAAGATCAATACAGGATCATTGAACAAACTGATAGCAGACAGAAACTGACTCAGATCATAGATCGCAAAGTCTTGCGGGAAGGTCTCGTCAACAACAGCTTTGGCAAGGATATTCTGAGCGTTGCTAATCGTCTTGATGACGTTACCTTTCTTGAAAAGAATGCTGCTATTGATAGAAGCAAAGTTTGCCAGGATCTGAATAGTCTTGGCAGAAAGTTGGACGGTGTTGCTCATTGAGGATACTCTTCGCGAGGGGTGGCGTTTTTGTCGTTGAAATACATTAGAAGAACAGCATAGTGCAAGATCTTCATTAAGTCACGCCTTGCGGTACCTTTCTTATCGTAACGGGAAGCATACTTAAGAATATTTGATCGACAGAATGCTTCACCATCACCGCAAGCTTCAATCAGATCCAGGGTTTGGATCTTGTCATCACCAGACGAATAATGCTGATTGTAAGTTGAGCAGATGTAATCACGGAGTTCTGAGATAATTTGGTCTTCGTTGTATTTGTTCATAATAAGAAATCAAGGAGATTGATTTTCACTTTGGGTTTAGGCATCGCGGTATACGGTGTCGTATCGTTGATGTCTATGGCGTTACCAGCTCGCTTGTGGTTGATGGGACTGTAGTAGGTGTCTGTTTTTGGGTTGTAGAATCCCCAGATACAACGAGAGGGATTGTTACCATTGTAAGTAAACCCACTGCGATATACAGTCCAAATTGATATGAGATTAGCTTTCTGGCGAACTGCCTCGTATTCATATCCATTGGGAGGTTTGTGAATGAAGGATTGTGGAATTTCCATTGTATCACGAAGCGGCGATGGTGTCATCTTCTTCGTGGATTTCAACCTTGTCATCAACTTTAGAGTACAGATCAAGGAATGCTTGCTTGGTCTCGTCATCGAAACGATTCAAGCAAAGCTGAACTGCCTCAAGGCGATCGTTGAAGATGCTGAATGCTTTGACAATGTGGACCAGGCGACGGGTGCTGATCACCTCATCGATACCACCATCATAGAAAGTCTTACGAATGATGTCTGCCCAGTCAGCGAGACGCTTGCAGAATTCTTCATCGGAACACAGCTTGTTCAAGATCTTCATCTCGACAGCAGCAGCGGGATACTCCTGCTCAAAGGTCAGAGGGAATCGCTCAAGGAACGCTTCATTGAGGACATTCGTGCCCACAAACCGACCGTCATCAGAACCCTTACCTTTCGTGTTAGCGGTAGCAACCACCGTGAACCCCTTAGCAGGAGAGACCCAACGTCCGATTTTTTTGAGGAACACCCCCTTGCCTTCAAGGATGCTCTGAAGGCACAGAATTTTGTTAGAAGCGAGGTCGATCTCGTCAAGCAGGAGAACAGCACCCCTCTCCAGAGCATCGATAACAGGACCGTTGTGCCAAACAGTATTACCGTCAACCAACCTGAAACCACCGATGAGATCGTCTTCGTCAGTTTCGATAGTGATGTTGACACGGATAAGTTCGCGATTCAGTTGTGCACAAGCTTGCTCAACACCGAAAGTCTTACCATTGCCAGACAGACCAGTGATGAACAGAGGGTAGAAAGTTTCAGACTTCAGGACTTTCTTAATACGATTGAAGTTGCCGAAAGAAACAAAAGAAGAATCTTGCACAGGCACAAGGTTCTGAGCAGCAACGGTTTGCTCAAACTGTTCGCGTGCTTCCTTCACAGTCAGGTTCCAGGTACCACGCTTAACCTTGTACTGCTCAATGTGACGAGTCACAGTGGGGTAGGACAGACCAGCTTCACGAGCATATTTCTTGACCTCGGTGGCAGTGATATCAGAACCGAAACGGTCGCGGAGATCAGAAACGATGGACATTGGTGTGTTGCGTTGATGTAGTTATTATAGAGGAGGGTGCCCCTGAGACCAGGGGCGGGTAGACAGTTAATCAGCTGACCATATCAGCAAAAGAAGACAGAATCTTTTTGTTGACAGACTTGTTTCCGAGAGACTTTTTGAAAGCAGACTTGATCTGAGCTTTGGTTGCAGAAGATGCGACTTCAAACTCAGTGTCAAGGGACATAGACTTAGTGCTGATCAAATAGAAAGCATCGTAACCGAGACCTTTGCCAACAACCATAGTCTTTTCTTTCTTGAGTTGCTTACGGAACTTCTCAACGTCGTCGATACTGACGTGCCAAGCAGCAGCACGAACCCAGGCAGCAACATCACGACCCTCAATAAGTCGGAAGCAAACAATGTTTGACTCAGGGAAGGAGTTCTTCACATTGTCAAGATAGATCTTCATATTGCCAAGGTAACCTTCCTGAAAAGGTTTGTAGACAATACCACGCTTGCGATTACGAAGCTGTGCACGATTTTCAACAGAGCGAACAACATAACGATCTGCATCACAGAAAGCTGGACGATTGCTAGTAAAACCACCAGCACCTGCTTCACCATCAGAGAGAACAATCACGTTCAGTTTTTCAACGTTGTACTTCTTACGGAACCAAGGCATCACAGTGTGCAAAGAGTTGATGGCATCTGCGAGAGGAGTGCCGCCAACTGAACATCCGATAGGATAAGACAGAGCACGGGCACCATAGAACACAGATCCAAGTTCATAACTGGAGAAGAATGCACTGAGACGGAACAAGTACTTCAGTTGATTCTCAAACTCTTTAGCAGACAGATCAGTAGTGATCACATTGACCAAACTGAAGCTGGCATTAAAACAATATGTATTTGGTTCGTCACGAAAATCCTTGTGCTCACGTGGCCATTCGGTGGTAAACAAATAAGCGTTGAAAGGAATCTGAACTTTCTTACAGAACCAAGCGATGTTCATCAGTTGCTTGATCATATTGAAAGCAACACCTGCAATAGAACCAGACCAGTCAACCAATGCGATCAGACCGTGGTTCTTACCATCAGGAACGATGTTGATCTTCTTGAAGATGTCATCGTTGTACTTGTAAGTATGCAGTTTTGATGTATCAAGAACACCAGTCTTGGCAATAGTAGAGCGAGCGTATGCAGCTGCAGATTTCTTGCACTCAAACTCTTTGACGAGGTAGTTCACCTCACGTGCAGCAGACTTACGATAAGCAGCATATTCAGTATCAGCATATGAAGTGTCGTAATTAGAGTAATGTTCTTCGCAGACTTTACGGAAGTCAGCATTGTCAACAACCAGATCTTCCATCTGCATCTCGGGGAGTTCGATGACTGTATTCTCATCGTACTTCTGAGTGCTAGCACGATCTTCCAGAGCTTGAGAAAGATTGTCAGCAGTGGTCACAGATTCGTGGGAACCTCCACCACCTGATGAAGACTCAATCTGACCATCAGTTTCTTCTTCTCCTTCCTCGTGGTCCTCAGAGTCGCCTTTCTCGTCAGAGGAAGACTGCTGCTCAGCAGTGTCGCCCTCGCCTGTGCTAGCGCCTTCCTGAGGTGACTGAAGAGGTGCTTCGATCTTCTGCTCTTCTTTTTTCTTAAGAGCTGCCATCAGACGTGCTGCTTCCACAGCTTCCTCAAAGGTCTCTGCCTTCTCAACCAGTGCAACAATGTGCTGCTCCTCAATAGAAAACTCAATGTCAACGAAGTGACCGAGTTTGAAGTGCAGGTTGACACGATCAGCAAAGGACATTTCATTGACATCTTCATCCTCAATGCCAAAGAAATCCATCGCGTGCAGCTGACGGTAACCTTCATAGAAATCTTTACGGAGACCCAGGTACTTACGCTTCATCAGTTTCTCAACGCGAGCGTCTTCAGTCACGTTGATGTAATCCTTGGGTGCGCCGCAATCAGTCATATCACGATCAGGAGTGAACAGAGCGTGACCAACCTCGTGACCGACAAGCAGATCGTAAACACGATCACTGAGGTTCTTCCAGATAGGAAGGGTCAGAGTGCGGCTGTGCACGTCAAAGGATGCAGTCTTGACTGCCTTGTGCTGCACCAGCAGGTTCTCGGTTGCAAGCAGTTTGGCGAGGTTGCCTTTGATCTCTTGGTTCATTGTCCTCGTGTGTATGCAGATATTATAAAACCCCTGACCTCGGTCAGAGGTTCAGGGGTGCCAGTTCCGAAACTGCACGTACAGCTTCGCTTTCTGCAGTAACTGGCGGTCTCCAGTGTAAGTTTCCTGAGATAGAAACTCTAGGGTCATCACCGTTGTGTGGTTTAACACTGTGGTCTATTGATGCAGGAAAAACAATAATGTCTCCAGCAGCAAAACTAAAGTTGATAGTATCATAAACATTACCGTCTTCGTGGTGGAATTCTCTCAGAATTTGCCACTGCGAGAATACATTCGGGTTTCGTAATTGCAGTCCTTCTGCGTCCGTCAGATACCAAGTAAAGACGAGATCAGCTCCAGGATGGCAATGAGCAACGTTCTCATCGGATTTGCGGTTGATGTTTACCCAAGTGCTGCCCATTGTAAACGCAGGCAGGTGTTGTGTCAAGAAACTCTTGATAGGAAGAACATAAGGATCGTGATCCACAGGTTCCGATTGCCAACCACCTCGGTTGGATCTGTTGACTCCTTCAGAGAGTTCCGATTTAGTCAACCAGTAAGTCAAAGCTCCGTCTGGAATATCTAGAGATGCTTTGAAAACAGGAGTAGCAAAAATAGGTAGGTATTCAAACATTAGTCTTCCATACCATCAAAAGCTTCAAGGATAGCATCTACTTCTTGAATGTGCTCTACGTTAAAACACATCTCCCCAAGGCTCTTGATAACAAAAGGACTCTCAGTGCGTGCAGCGAATGCAAGAGCTTCACGCAAATGCTTTTGTGCTTCTTGAAGAGAAGCTTTAACTTGTTCCGAAACCATTTTAGTCTCCTGTAATAGTGTTGGCGTCTTGTACTTCTAACTTGGAGAAGTTTTGAGGTTTAGTGAACTGAAGAACTCGATCAAACTTATCAGTCAAGTTATCTCTATGCGAAATGACAAAGACATTTGCGTTCTCATTGAACGTTCGTAGGATAAAGGATAACTCATCCGACCCTACTGTGTCAAGAGATCCATCAAAAATCTCATCTAGAATCAAGAGGTTAGTATCCACAGAATTCTTGAGCTTAGCGACAGAACGCCAAGTAAGCAGAAGACTGATATCAATACGAGCTTTCTCTCCTTCACTGAAGTTTTCATAACTAAATTCATCGATGTACCTAGATTTCAGGACCTCTTTAAATTCCTCATCAAGAGTAAAGTTACAGAAGAATTGAAGCCGATTCAAATATTGATTGATCAGCTTGTTCATCACAGGAAGATATTTTTTGATAATCCTCGTCTTGATGCCAGAGTCCTTGAGTAAAAGACCTGCAGTTGAATGCAGATCAAGTTGTTTCTTGGACTCTAACAGATCAGCGGTGACCTGCTTAAGAGATTCATTCATCTTGAGAAGTTTCTTAGCTTCCTCTTTGATGGAAGACTCGTCACCCAAAAGATCTTTGATCTCTCTTTGCAGTCCTTTCCGCTGACCATCGAGCGTGGTTATCACCCCCTGCTGTTTATACGTGATTTCAGTACAGTCTCTAATTGCATTGGTATACTCCGTAAGTTGTTCTAATGGTGAAACAATTTCAGTAAGGCGTTGATCGATGTCAGCAAACGCTCCTTCGATTTCTCCGATCTTACCGTCGAGTTCGGCAATTTGTTCAAGTTTGAAATCCTCGCTAATGGATTGCTTGCAAGTTGGACAGTGCTCACTATCAACATAAAATCTTTTGTCACCTGCAAGCTTGCTTACTTTCCTTTGCAACTTCATCGACAGAGACTCAAGATCATTCTTACGCTTTTGGGGGTTGTTGAGAGCGTCAATCTGTTGAGTGATCTCCTCAATCATTTTGGTAGCGTCAGCGATCTTTTCTCTGCAAGAGTCTTGACTCTTTAGGACTTCGCGAAGTTGTTCTTTCTTCTGTTCAATATCTTTACTCTTCTTTTCCTCCAGTTGAGTGATAAAACCTTGTTGTAAACAAATCTTCTCTTTAACGCTAGTAGCGTTCATCTGATGCGTACGCACAGCTTCCTTAATAATCTTTAGACGGACTTTCAGGACATCGTTCATAGAAGAGAATACATTAATATCTAGGAGATCTTCAATGATTTCTCTACGAGCTGCCAAAGGCAATCTCATAAAAGGCACAAAAGTGCTGCTACCCAGAACTACAATCTGAGTGAAAGATTTGTAGTTTAGTTTGAGAACATTCTGCTCAAAGTTCTTTTGTTGATCTACGGCAGAACTGTTCTGATCAAGCATCTTACCATTCACCCAAATCTCAAAGATGTTTGGTTTGATACCACGAATGACTTTATATTCTTTACGTCCAATACTAAATTCAATCTCAACTAGAGTGCCTTTCTCATTGACACTGTTAACCAGTTGAGGTTTATTAATTTTACGGAATGGTTTTCCAAACAATCCAAAAGTAAACGCATCGAGGATTGTAGACTTACCTGCACCATTGGTGCCAATGATCAAGTTCGTGTTAGCAGTATTGATTTCTACTTCAGTAAAGCTGTCACCCGTGCTGAGGAGGTTCTTCCAACGGATCTTCTTGAACAGGATCATTATCTAATGGGGGAATAACGAGAACGTCAGGTGTGATAATAGAGTACTTGCAGTTGACTCTTTCGCAAGTTTGGATTACATCTTTATCCGCTACTCTAGTAACTGCCATAGGAGGGAAGTCATCTGCTTCCAATAACCCAGCATACCGCATAGCGTCATCCTTGTCAACAAACAAATAGAGGACGTTTTCACCGTGCTCATCGTGCACAGCGTAAGCGCCCTCTCCTTCGTGACCTTCTAATGTGATGATAAACACTACGCTACTTCACAGGATTCAATATATAGCGATTTCATCAGAGTCTTAAGTGCGGTTTTATCTACATCGACGGTCACTTCATCTAAGTATTCATCGAGAAGTGTCAGTGTATCTTTAACGTCCAGAGCATCAGCTTCAGGATCATCAAACACACCGACTTTCTCAACAACTTTTACATCCAAAGCACCAGCATCGTAGAGAGTGTTTAGCATATGCTCGAAGTCTGTATAGTTAGACTTCTGCTCTACGATAACTTTGACATACTTGCCAGCGTATTCTTCTGGATCAATTCTAGATTGTTCAGCTGAATCGTTCCAGTAAATTTTGGCAAATATTTCATACGGGTTTTTCACCATACGAACTTTGAATGTCTCTGTATCAAAGATGTGGAAACCACGGGTATCACCGTGATCGTTCCAATACATCTGATACGGGTTACCAAGATAGGTAACATTGCCCTTGGAATTCTTATGGTGGAAGTGTCCGCTCAGGACAACATCAAAGTCAGAAAA